GCATAGTTGTAGAAATCTCACATGAAAATCTATCTTTATGTTTATGTAAGACATCTCCTTTTTTATAAATCCTAGCATAAGAATAATTTGGGTTTAATTTAAGAGATGTTTCTTTTTCCATCACTGGAAGTAATTTGACAAGTAATGTTTCCATTACAATGTCAGAATAATGTGAATATGTATCAGGAACCTGTTGATCGTTCCATACACCAAAGTATTCAGTGAATTGACTTATATATTTATTATCAAACATTGTTCTAGCTACTTGTTTCTTCATCATAAAATAATCATAACAAAATTTAGCAAGATCTTCAGATATTGCTTCTTTAATAACTACATATTTATTTTTTTCAAAACTCATTCTTTATTTCCTTCCTAATTTTAGTTGCAGATATCTCTTGTATCTGTTTTGGTAAAACAATTTCTTCAATCTTATATCCTACATCTCTTCCATAACATATATTTGTTATATTAGCAACTTTTATAACTTCAAATTTACCTGTATAACTTTGAAGTTTTTCTTCAATACGTTTTTTAATATCTTCAAATTCAAAAGGATTACTATCTGACTTTGGCATAGACCGAACCATAATACAAACTTGACCTGTTTTTTCTAATATTTTTTTAAATAATTCTAAATGTCCATCATGAAATGGTTGCCATCGTCCAAGCATCTGTGCTGTTGGTTTAGAATAGTCTATCATGTATCTCCTTTATTATGTTATCATAATTAAAATTAGTTATTTCAAAATCTACTTTTTTAGGTTTCTCAAATACTTTGTTAGTATCTTCAAATCTTCCTTTAGCAATTGTATTCATCCAAATCTTCATATCATAGAAAAATCTATAAGATTCAAATGGACAAACAAAATCTACTACTACATGATTAACTGCAAGATCACACATGGTCATCATACGATTAGCTTGCCGTTTGCGACCGTTCTCTGTAAAATCCCAATCTTCAAATAGCTTTCTAATCTCGTCAGCATTAAAGTGAGGTATCTTTTTATCTGTAACTAACTTTTTTGCAAATGTAGTTTTACCAGATCCGGGTAATCCAAATATTAATATTTTCATAATATATCTAAACCTGAATATTTTTTAATTATGCGTGTTGGAAGTATTTTTTCTATATTAAAGTGTATTTGTTCAACCTTATCTGTTCTTATTTTATGTAACTCTGATTTTAAAACACTGTCATCATATGTTATATTATTTGCATAAAATTGATTAAAATTCTCTAATTGTATTTTTTTAAAAGGTATATTTAAAAATTCATATATTTTTTTAATTTCTTTTTCTGAATTATTCACTAAATCTTTATAGTGTATAATTATATGATCTTCTTTATTTTTTAAAATATTTTCTATACTCCATAAACATCTATCTATTATCCCATTTCTACCTTTATTAATATCCATAAAAATATTACATTGATCTTCAATATTTTCTGGTTTTTCTATATTAATAAAAGAAGCCATTATTTCTAAAACAGGCCTATATAAAATAATAAATTTTGGTTTTTTAATTATTTTTTTTAATAACTCTAGATTTCCAGGTGTACCCCAAGAACTTCTGTCTATAATATATTTTGATTTCCAATCTTTATAATAGTTATTAAAAATATTATTTGAAACATTATCTAAAGACAAATGATCTGGAAAATTTTTAAAAACTAAATTTTCTTTCAATAAATTTATTTTATATAATAATTCAGGGACTATACTGTTTGCAGTTACTGTTATTTCTTTATTTTGATTTATTAAGGCAGCCAATAAAGTATTACCTGCTCTAGGCATACCTGATAAAAAATATATTTCTTTCATTACTTAAAAGGATAACCTAAATTCCAAATGACTAAAGAATATCTCGTTCCTTTTGTCACTGGTTTAACTCTATGCCAAACATGTGATGGAAATACTACAATTGAACCTCTCGGTGAAATTTCAGGACATTTTCTAACAGTAGGTTTATCAGGATCATTATTTCTAAAATCAAATTCTAATTCTCCACCTTCATAATCTTTAGGATCTGATAGTGAACATGTTACGGATAATTTTCTAATTTTTCCATGTCTATTTTTATCATTAATATCATTGTAAGCGTTCTCCCAGGAATCACAATGCCAATCATAAAATTGATTTAATTTATATTTAGTAAACTGACAACTTTCTGAAAAATCCCAATCAAAGTTCCAACCTGCTAATTTGTTTGCTTGGCGTATGTATGGTTGAATTTCTTTATATATCCATCTATCATTTAACCAAACTATATTTGAATCTCTTTTCTTTTTTAAATCTATTATATCTTTATCATCTAATGGTTTACCTTCATTAATTTTTGTAGTTTGACCACCAGTAAGTGCTAATTGTTCTTGTTGAGAAATTCCGTATTTAATCAACTCATCACAAAATCTAGGTGTGAGTGCATTTTGAAAATAAAAAAAGTAATTCTGTAAATTCATTTCTACAATCTATATATTATTTTTTTTAGTATTTGTAAAGTTTAAATACTAACTAGGCCACGTTCCGTTTTTCCTTGCACTAAATTGCGATTTTAAATTCCAAACACCATTAGCTCTATTTAATTCTTTTATAATAACAATTCCAGGTCCACCATTACCCCCTATAGTAGAAGGTTGACCTCCTCCACCACCACCACCGCCACCAGAATTAAGTACTCCTGGATTTCCACTCCCTGCTTTAACACCACTTCCACCACCATCTGCTCCAGCTCCACCGGCTGAAACTGGAGAAGGAGGAAAACCACCACCACCTCCACCACCTGCGTAAGTTGTTCTTGGTGCTCCTGGAAAATCTGTTGACGCCGTAAATCCTGTTCCACCTGCTCCTGCATTTCCAGATGGTACTGCATTAAATCCAACCGCTGTTGCTCCTCCACCTCCTCCACCGGCATAAGAAGGAGCTCCAGAACCTGTTCCACCAGTGTTTCCTTCAGGCGGACTAAATGCACCAGAATTGCCGGCAGCCCCTACTAATGCCCATCCACCACCACCACCTGATCCTCCTGGTGTAGCTTTAGGTTGAACAGGTGTACCTGGATTACCTACTCCACCACCACCTCCACCTGATGCACTATATGTAATTCCTCCTATAACAAATGTAGAGGCAGTTCCAACTCCTCCTGTTTGAGCCGTTATTCCGGATCCTCCACCACCAACTGTTAATGGATAACTTGTAGAAGCTTGTACAGTTAATGTTAAATCTCTTACTCCTCCAGCTCCACCACCTCCAGTTCCTGCTTCACCTCCTGAAGTGTTATTTCCTCCACCACCACCACCTCCACCAGCAATAATTAATATTTGTGCAAAATTAGTTCCTGATCCCATAGTATGAGAACCAGTTGCTGTTTTGGATGTAATTACATTACCTCCATTAGATGTTGGATTTAATACTCCTATGATACCCCCATTAAATGAACCCATAAGTGACTACTCCTTTTTAAAAATTATTTAATTTAATTACCTGTAGCTAACCAAGATAAAGTTTCTGGAGACCATACAAATCTGTTATTATCAAAATCTCTAGCAAACCATTTTTGTTCATTTTCATTCCAACCAATTCTAAATTTTATATTATCTCCATAAGTTGTAATAGATGGATATGCAACAGGAGATTGCCATTCCCCGTTTGAATTTAATGACCAAGATGTAAATGGTTGAGATGATATAAATTTATCTTTTTCAATATCATATTTAAAACCAACACCAGGATATTTACCTCTAAAATTACCATTATAAGAACACTGTACCCATTTTACACCACTAGAAAAAGGTACAATCTTTTCAACCGCTTTAGCAGCTGTTTCTGATTGATCTCCTCCATTTTTATTTACGTCATCATTGCTTATTACAACAATACGTAAAACTAAATTATTATTATCTAATTCTGCAAAATGTGCCATATTTAACTCCTAGTTATCATTATATAATACTTTTTTGAAAATTGAAAGTTCATATTAACTCCAAGTTCCTTGCTTTTTATAATTGTATTGTTCTTGTAAAGACCATACTCCAGATATTACTTTTACTCCAGGTGCTGATACAGCTGCAAATCCAGAACCGCCATTTCCAGCTTCTCCACCAGCTCCACCTCCTGTATTTACTGTTCCAACCACTGCATATGCTCCACCTCCACCTACACCTCCTGAATTGCCAGGTGTTCCATCTGCTCCACCCCCTGCAAAATATCTTGTTCCAGGAGCGGGTCCTGGTGTTCCAAAACTTGGTGCTGTTGGTCCAAAAAATGCATCTGGTATATTAGTTCCTGCTCCACCATTAATTGCTCCACCTGATGCTGCTGCTCCTCCACCTCCTCCAGAACTTACAGGTCCAGTAGGAGATCCTGGATTTCCTTGTGATGGTGATGTTGGTGGTGAGTTACCTGTTCCACCTGTTCCACCTTGAAAACCTCCTGCTCCACCACCTGATCCACCATTTCCTCCTGGAGCTGCACCGGGTCCTATGAAAGCACCTCTTCCTCCACCAAAACCTCCTCCAGTGGATGTAATTGTACTAAATGAAGAATCAATTCCTGAAGTTCCTGGTGTACCTGGTCCTGGACCCAATTGTCCTCCACCTCCAACAACTATTGGATAAGATGTTCCGTATGTTAATGTTAATTTTGTTCCACCTGGAAAAGAAGTTCTAAATCCTCCTGCACCACCTCCTCCTCCGTAATAATTTCCAGAACCACCACCTCCTCCAACAACTAAATAATCTACATCTGTTGGAGCCATGTTAGGTTGAACATAGTTTCCTGAAGCTGTGAATGTAGTTACAACTGTAGTGGATGTTGGAGCGTTAACTGGACCGATAATTCCGCCATTAGACATAGCTTGAATCTCCCGGTTAACTTATAATTTCGTATGAGATCAAACAAACTAGATCACTATTTGCACTAGCGAGTCCAGAAATTATTTCATTTT